TCAGGTGCATCAGTTAAACTGACATTAATTCCTAAATCTGTATTTATTTTTTTAGCCATATTTTAATTATTATGAAAGACCACTATATAAAGAATCTAAATTAATTCCGTCTTTAGTATAACCAGTTGTTTGTCCAACTGGGGTTGCTGGTGCTTTTACACTAGCATAAGTTAAAGCTACGTTTCCAGCTGCTTTAAGAGCATAAGGTAAGAATGAAGGTCTAACAGCCCTAGGTAACGCTAATACTTGGTTTACATATCCTCTATTAGCAGCTTCTCTATTTTCGTCTATAGACCTAACATAATTTTCATAATTAGAATCAATAGTAGAAAAAGCAAAACCTCTTTGTCTTTCAATATCTCCAAGTAATGTATCTGTAATATTACCACCTATATTTTTCTCACCAATACCAACTTTAGCTTCTGAAAGTAATTTTTTAGCTTTAATGTTTGTTTGAAATTTTTGTAAAGAAGTTTTTTCAGTTTCTCTTTCTTTTTTTCTAATTAAAGCGTTATCACTATATATAGCTTCGTTTCTAATTCTAGCTGCGTTAGCTTCTGAGTTAGCGTTAGTAGCTTTGGCTGCGTTACTAGCGTTGTTATAGTCATTAACAGCTGATGCTACTTGAAATACAGCGTATGCTGCTGGATTACACATAATTTAAAAGTCCTCTCGTTTTTTCATAAAACCGTAAAATTTAACGTTGTTAAAATATTTGTCGTTGATTATTTTAAACCCACAATATTTAATCCAATTAATATGTAGATTATTTCTACTATCTATGTAATTAAATAATACAGGAAATTTAGATTGCATTTCATCAACCCTATCAATGCAATTCTTAATAAAAGTTTTTTTTATTTTATATAATTCATTAGTGCATAATAAATAAGGATAACCGATATGATTATTATATGGCGATTTACTTACCCCATAAATACCAGCTACTTTATTATCTACTAAAAAACTTTTTGCATAACTTGATTGTAAAATACTATTTTTTAATTGATTATATATTTTAGTAGTACCAGTCATAGCTTCTACTTCTAATCTATCTGCTTTTCTTAAATTAGCAGTTAAATCTAAAATATCAAATGTATTAGTATTTCGTTCTTCTATATTCATTATAAGGCTATACGTGAAGATAAAATTGTAAACAACCCTTCCCACTCAGCCGATAAGAAATTACAAGGTAAATAACTGTCGCTTGTTATTTCCATTTCTATATCTAAATTACGACATTGAACAGGAACTTGAAAGTCCCCACTTTCTAAAACTGGTTGACCTAATATAAAATTACTAGAGCCAAGTATTTGTCCTGTAAATTTATGCACACTAGCTGTCCTAGCTCTTGGATATAAAGTTACTGTAAAATAACCAGTATCCCCATAAACTAGTTTTAATTTTTTAAGCTGTAATCTACCAGTATTTATAGTAGATGTCGAGCCACTACCTTTTTGTTCTCTAACATAAAAAGTAGAAAATCTATATTTAAATGTATATTTATTACCAACATAACACGGGTTAGCAGAGTAATTACCACCTACAACAACAGTTGTTGAAGTAGCAGACACTACGTCTATTAATCTTCCTTTTAAAGAAGAAGACCAACTACCACCTAGAATTACGTTTTTAGTATTTGTATCTGGGTATGGTAATGTAAAAGTAGTTTGATTAGTACCAGCATTGTATGAACCTGTTAATAATACTTTTCTATCTAATAAAACTGGAAAGTTTAAATTAGTATCTACTTCGTTTGTTTTTAAATTTATTTTTTCTAAATAAGTACCATCTGATCTTTTTACAACTAAATAAAAAAATGTTTCTACAGTATCTCCATCTAATAAAACAGTACCACTTGGAAATATATATTTAGACCAAGATTTTTGTAATGATCTATTATTAGCATCAAAATAAAATTTGTATACGCCTAAAGAATTTCTTTCGTTGCTACAAAAAGCAAATATAGTATTTTCAGTAGTAGACCCCTTTAATGAGTTAATTCTACCAGTTAAATATCTAGGCACGTTTAAAGAAGTATCTTGTGCTTCTTTAGTTAGTAGGTCTTGCGAAATGAAATATTCATTAACACCAGCGTAGCTTCCTCTTTTAAAAGCGAAATAAACATTTTTACCTACTGGTATTGGTTTACAAATTGAGTCAATTTCGTATTCAGTAGCTTGATTAATTGATACTGTTTTAGAGGTTAATGTTTCTTCTGGTTTTAATAAAAATTGTGTTTGATCTGCAAATAATAATAATTCTTCATTTAAACTTACAGCATATTTTAAATTAGAAACTCTATTGTGGCTAACCGCTACGTCTACAGCGTCGTCATCTAAAGAAGTAGTAACTGTCTCTGGGTAGAAAGTAAAAAATTCACTTACTTTAGAAAATATAACATTCTCGTTTGACAAAAAACCTAATCTATTTCTGTAGAAAAATATATCTTGAATTTTACTTCCTATAAAAGATGGATCACTTGCTGTTATTGTATCGCCACAAGTTCTTCCATTATATACTGGAGTAGTATAAGTTACTGAACTAACTGTGTAAGTAGAGCCATCAGCTTTAGTAAATCTAAAATTACCATCAGCAGTTCTAATTAATAAATGTGGTAATGTCGCTGTATTAAAATTATTATCTAAACCAGATTTGACAGTTTCAACCCAAGCAGACCCGTCCCATTTAACATAGTAGTTGTCAAACTCTGTTCCTTGGTCTCCAACTACTTCTACTTCAAAATTAGTATAACCTTTATATGGTAAGTCAGAAAAACTTTTTATTTTATCTTTTACTAAAATTAAACCATCTCCACCTAATCCATCTGATACTGAAGCAGTAAATGTTCCTGTATTTTTAGAAAAATAAATAATAGAACCATCTCTTACTATTGTATAACCAGTAGGAAATGCTGCGACTAAATCATTGTATAATTCTGTTGCTATGTTATCTGTTGTAATACTTGAAGCGTGGGATGCTTGTTGATTATCTAAAGTTTGATAAGTAGCTCTATTAACACCATCAATATCAATTTTGTAAGTAGTTAAATACTGACCATTCTTAACATAAAAAATTGCTTCTGCTGGTCTAACAGCTGACGCTGTCCCAGATTTTGCAACGGTAATAGTTTTATTAACTATAAATGTATAATCAGCGACAGTTACTAAATTTATGTCTTCTAATGGATTAGTAGTTGTTAAATAAGTTAATGAAGGTGCTACTACTGTTTTTTGAACACCATTTAAATCATAAACTTTTATAGAACCATTATTAATTAATACTGTATATCTTTCTGTGCTATCTCTATTTATAAAATGTACTTTACTATTTTCAAAAGTATCTGAATTTAATTTTGCTACGTGTATAGTTGGTGGGCGTTTACCAAGACCATATACAACATCTGATAAACCGTTTTCTTGAATTTCTGCTTGATTAGGTAATCTTATTGTATCTGGTTGTTGAGATACCCCATTTAACAAATTGGGAATACTTGTTGAAATTAATCTTGATGCCATTATTCATTAACGATTGAAGATTTGTCTGGTTGGTAATTTCCTCTATCTAATACTCTATAGACATCATAATTACCTGTAAGAATATTATGACGACCTATATCGCCTTCTGTTTCTTTTAAATTCATATAGGCTTGTAATTCATCAACTTCATGAAATTTATGTAATTCACTAGATAGAAGATCTTATCATTATATAATGTCTAGCTACTTCTGGTAATTCTTCAAAATCTAATAAAAATACAATATTAACTTTTACTGTATTTGTTATAGTATATGTATTGTTAACTCTGTCGTACAATTTTCTATTACGTTCTACATAATTATGTAATCTAGAAGATTCAGCTAATTCCACTCTTAGTGCGTTAGCTGGTAAAACAATTTCGTTATTATTAGTAGGTACTAAAGAATAATTAATATCCGTATTAAAAAACCAACCACGAGACTGTACCTCTCTAGAAACGTGATCTAAAATTTGGATTGCAATAGAAACATCATTAGTAGTAGCAGATGTTATACTAGATACTGGAATTTCTCCGATACTAGTAAGCATAGTATTAACTGCTTCTAGTTTTGATGTTACTGTTAAAGGCATAAATAAATAATTTTAATTTTGTATTAAGAGGGGGAACTTTCATTCCCCCAATCTTAATTTACATTACAAGGTAATTAAGCTGTCTTAATTTCTAAAGACGCTTCTGGTCTTAGAACACCGTGTCCTGCTGCATATTTAGCAACAAGTAATGTTCCTTGATGTCTTGCAGAGTATTCCATCTCTGTTGATAGGTCTAATAATTTAACCGTACCTACAGCACTTTTGTGCCATACGCAACCAACAGTAGTAGAGAAGTTTCCTCCTAGACCACCGCCAGAACCAACGATAGAACCTACACCAACGCCAGTAGTAATATTAGCTGATGGTAATTGATTTGTTTTCACAATTTCAATTCCAGCAATTTTTAATACTTTACCGTCGGCATAACTTCCCGAACCACCGAAATCTCTATTGATTACGGCTGCAGTAGTGTCAGAAACCATACTGTAGTACGCTTGTGGCGATACAGCGGCATATCTGTCTTCTGATGGAACGTTAGCTTCGTCTAGTAATCTTGCGGCAGCATAAATTGATGCGGCAGCAGAAGCACCGTTTGTGTTAAAGTCAGCGTCAGTTATAGTTTGTCCAGCAGCTTGTGGAGCAGCGGCAGACTCTCTAGCGTTTTTCACTAACATTTGATAAATGTGTTTATCCATTTGATTAGCTAGAGCAATACCTATTTCTTTTGCATAGATACTTCTAACTTCCCAAGATGATTTAGCTTCTTCAATAGAAGCAATAAACACGTGAGATACTAGTAAATCTTGAATTGATATAATTCTTTCATTACCATTTATTGTTGAACCAGTTAGTTCAGTACCAGCAGCGTGGTATGCAGCAGACGCTTTTCCAAATACTGGAAATGTTGCTGACTTACCGTTAGCTATAGTACGAACCATAGTTCTATCTAGGGCAGTATTTGCTGTTTCAAAAGCAGTCAAAGTCTCACCTGAAAATAATTTCAGGAAAAGAGCATTTTGATCGCCTGCACCAGCAGCCTGACCTATATACGAAGGAGTAAAATTTGCCATTTTATTTCCCTTTCTTATAAGTTAAGTTGCTTAGTTAAGTTTAAAAAACAGCTTATTTAGGTAACAAAATTGTCGTCCCTCGGGACGGTTAAGACTTTATTAAGCGTTAACATCAGTCGGGTCTAACTAATTAACCCGAAAGAATTTCTATAAAATATTTGATCTAGATAATTTTAATTCAACTTTTTGTCTGAAAGCTGGGTCTTTTTGGTAAAGAGGATTTTTCATATCTTCTTTTAATTGAGACACACTTTCATATCTTTCTCCAGTTGAATTTGAAGAAGATGATTGACCTAAATTTATTTTAGGTTCTTTGCTTTCTGTATTATATCTAGCATACATTCCTTTAATAGTAAATAAAGCAGTAGAGTCATCACTTGCAACTCCTCTATTAAATGTTTCAACTTCTTCTTCAGTTAAATTATTAGCAACCCAATCAGTCATAGATTTATATTGTTCTTCACCTTTAGTAATTGAGTATGCTTTATTTTGGAATTGTTCTC